TGGGTTTTCACACCTAGGACTATTCACATAGGAGGGGAAGCACAGGGCGAGGGAGGAGCGGCACGAAGTGCCGAGCCACAGCATAGCTCAAGTACTCGGCAAGTAACGCAACAGTACTCGCAAGTAATTCTATTAGGGAATTTGTCCCGTTACCACCCCCCCTATGCCTAGGCATAAAAACAGGCCGAAGGTCCCAGACACTTCCGATTTTTAAAAAATAAAAATCTCCATCGAGCGTACTCACTTACGTATTTTCTTTTCATTCTTTCCGCAGCAAAGGGCGGCGCCGTAAGCTCACCGCAGTTCCCCCGCCGTCACCGAAAGTACCGTCTCCAGCACCGCTGGGCAGCGAGGCATGGCTCTTTCCGCCGCGATCAAAGCCCGCGCCGCCGTAGCCACCGAACTCTCCACAGGCGCCCCCAGCCGCTCCCCTATCACAGCCGCCACAGCCCCGACCATAGCCACACCAATAATCATCAGTTTTCCCATGCATCACAGCTAACATCACACTCCCGCCGTTACCATCCCCCTTGCGTCCACCGCCATCACCGGGTATCCCGGTCTTGTCCCTTCGGGGCACACACAGTTTCCCCCGTAACAAATTGGGGGCGGCAGTTATCCCGGCAGCAAGCGCTGTCTTCTCCTCCAGAGAATCCCGGCCGCCCCCGCTTCTCTTCGCCGTCTTGACAATCCCCCAACCTCTGGTTAACCCGGCGCCGTTGTGCGTTTTCGGGCATAGTAAGCGCAACGCAGCTTAAGGCGGGGTGCGCCGCCGCCGGACCGGGCAGCAAGCGCTACCTTCGAGCCCGGCCGCCACCCCGCCATCTTCTTGCCAAACTCGTCACATCCTATTAATCCCGCCACATGCCCGAGCCGCTCCACCGTCGCGTGCAATTTCTTCTCCTCAAGGGTGCAGCTCCCGAGGATGTGCAGGACATTCTCGGCATCTCCCCGAGCGTCTATGCCCAGCAGATTGCCAAGATTACCCGCACTCAGATCGACGCCGTCTATGCCCAGCGGGTTCTCGAGCTCGAGCTGCAGCGCCTGGACGTTCTCCAGAGCTCCTATTGGGACCAGGCCGTCCAAGGCCAGTTCGATGCGCTGGCTGCCGTTCTGAACATCATGCGCCGCCGCGCCTCTTATCTTGGCCTGGACGCGCCGACCCAGGCTCAAAGCACTTCTAGTTTCGTGGACGTGCTTGCCAGTCTGAGCAGCCATCCGACCCCCATAGCCATCCAACGAGAGGAGACCCCGCCGAATGACCAGCTCAACTGACAAGTCTTTGCCGCAGTCCAGTGTCGCTGCTCCGGCTCAGAAGCAGAGCTTTGCGGCGCCGCCGAAGGGCACGCACACGACTGCGCCGGACAAGCCCGAGTCGCCCCCCGAGCAGCCGCCCGCCGAGGAGGTTCCGCCTTCTGTCTGGTGGCCGGACGGTGTACCTGGCGAGGTTGGCAGCGCGCCCGACACTTCCGGCCGTGGGCATGGCCCGGAGGGGGACCAGCATCCGCAGCCGGATCAGAGCGGCACGGCTGCCAGGGACGTGGAGCGGCAGCGCCGGAAGGGCATGCCCGAGCAGCCGCCCGGGCCGCCCCCAGCTACGTCGTCGGAGAAATGAGCCTTCCCCGGGGCCGCCTCCCGCATTAACATGAAGGCCTCGTAACCAGGAGGTAAGAATGTTAAAGCTCATTGGGCGGGCAGCCCCCTTGGCCACCGCCGTCACTGCGGCCGTCCTGCTGTTAGCCACTCAGGCCAGCGCTGCCATTGTTGGCGCGTTCACGGCGCAGGGCGACGTCATCACGGCGCCGTTGGCGTTCAACACGACGGTGTTCAATTCCTTCCAGGATGTTCCGGGCGGGCTGCAGTTCACCATCGCCCCGGGGCTTCAAGGCCCCGTGAAGTTGGAGCTTCTGCAGTCCACTGCGAATGTGAAGGTGGCGGCGGCAGCCATTGGCAGTGCTTTCGGGATTAGTCAGTCGCTGCCTCTTGCCATCACCAGCCCGGAGATCTTTGCGGCGGGTATTCACAGTTTTGCGGTGGGGGCCGTGACCGTTGGCCAATCCGAGGGCGCGATTGTCGCGCGGCTGACTCTCACGCCGGTTCCTGGCGCTCTGTTCCTGGGCTTGTCGGGGGCAGCCATGATCGGTGGTCTGGCTCTGACGGGCCGTCGTCGGCCGTCGCCACAGGCGGTCTGATGGCGGGGCGGCTGGGGTGGGCAGGAGCCCCGCGGCGTTGAGAGCTGTCCCCCCGGCCGCCGTTTTTCTCCAGCAAGGGGGCTCGTAGCCGTGGAAGGTCTGCTACTGCAGCTCCTCGTCGGCATCATCGTATTCGGTGTGCTGTTTACTATTCTTCTCCTTGTCTTGCCGCAGCTGGGCCTGCCGCTTTGGGTTACTCAGGCCGTCAGAATTATCTTGGCCGGGATCTTCCTGATCTGGCTTATTTACTTGTTGTTCCCGCTGATGCATCGCGCTTTTTGATGCCCCGCCGCCAGCCGCCGTGGCGCGATCCGTGCGGCAACCCGCCGTGGCTGCCGGTTCTCGTTGGCATGCTTGTGCTGCTTTATCTCGTGACCCTTCGTTGGTAGCCGGGCCGTGACCGGGGCCGAGTTGCTGCTCGTTGGGCTCCGTTTGCACGTCCATTCCTTCGACGAGGACTTCGGGGGCGAGCTCAGCATGATCGTGCCTTCGGCTGTCGGGGCTTTGGACGATCTGCTTCCGGTCACCGAGGATCTGATCAAGGAGGGTCACAGTCATCTTCGGCCGTGGGTGGCCTGTGCGCGGCAGCTCGAGGCGTCGGCGGCGGCCAGCGAGGACGAGGTGCGGAGTTTCATGGCGGACACCTATGAGAAGGCCCGGCAGCTTGGCTGGACGGCGGACCGGGATTTGATGGACTGGGCGCGGGAGCGGGGTGGGTTCGAGCCTGTGGCAGCCCCGGCCGTAAGCAGCACCGCTGTTGAGGACGGCTGGGCCTGATGCTGACCGAAGCCAGATCCACGATTTTCGCTTGGAGGGTCGACCCGGTTCTGTTCGTCGAGCAGGCCCTCGGCGCGACCCCGGAGCCGTGGCAGCGGCAGGTGCTCGAGGCCAGCGCCGTAGAAGATCGCATTACTATAAGATCAGGGCATGGAGTTGGTAAGTCCTGTCTCCTCGCTTGGCTGGTTATACACTACATGCTGACGAGATATCCAGTAAAGATAGCTGCGACCGCGCCCACAGGGCACCAGCTCACCGATGTTCTGCTTCCAGAGATTGCGTACTGGGTGCGCCGTTTGCCGGCTGGGCTAAAGGAACAAATAACAGTAAAGGCCGATCGGGTCGAGCTTACTGCAGCCCCCAAAGAGAGCTTTTTGGTTGCGCGGACAGCAAGAGCGGAAAGCCCTGAAGCCTTACAAGGTCTGCACGCCTCAAACATGATGTATGTGATCGACGAAGCGAGCATTGTTCCTGACATCATTTTCGAAGTTGCTCAGGGCGCGATGTCTACGCCGGGCGCCAAGACTATTATGACAGGTAACCCCAACCGGCCGGATGGCTACTTCTACCGCAGCCACATGCCGGATTCCGGCTATCGGCGCTTCAAGGTTGGCTGCGAGGAGAGCAGCCGCGTCGATCCGAAATTCGTCGCCGACATGGCAGCCCAATACGGAGTTGATTCAAACGTATATCGCATCCGTGTCGCCGGTGAATTTCCCACCCAAGAAGAGGACACGCTGATCAGCCTGAACCTGATCGAGGAGGCGGTGGAGCGGTTCAAGGCGCAGTATGCCTTGGAGCAGCGCATTATCGAGGACGGGGACACGCTGAAGGTGGCGCCCAAGAGGCTGGGGCGTCCTCCGATCACGGGGCCGCTCACCGGCAAGCCGAGGTCCAAGACGTGGCCTACTGTATGGGGAATTGATGTCGCTAGATATGGCCCGGATAGGACAGTTCTCTGTGAACGTCGGGGTCCGGTGGTTCCTACCATCATCTCCTGGCAAAAACTATCGAATATGGAGGTTGCTGGGAGAATAGTCCGCTTATGGGAAAATTCGGACGACGAAGATAAGCCCGAGAGCATTTTTATCGACAGCCTCGGGGTCGGCAGTGGGGTGCTCGACCGGCTCTTGGAGCAGGACCTGCCGGCCGTAGGGGTCAACGTGACCGAGCTGCCCGGCGTTGCCGGGGAAGGCTGGAAACTGAGGGACGAGCTCTGGTTGCGCGCCCGCGACTATTTCCTCCTGAAGGATGCCTGCCTGCTTGATCACCCTGAGTTGATCAAGGACCTTAGCACCGTAACTTACAAGTTTGGTAGCGAGGGCAAATATCGTATTGTCAGCAAAGAGGTTTTCCGGCGGACCTTGAAGCGCAGCCCTGATTTCGGGGACGCCTTCACGCTCACGTTCGCCGATGGCCCGGTTTCGCTCATTTCTCCGATCAGCACGAAAAAGGGCAGCAGCAACTGGGGCCGCATGGCCAAGATCGACACGAGCTGGGTAGCATGAACTACCGATGACGGGCGAACTTACCATGCAGTTGCTCAGCAGCTTTTCGCCTCGCTTTAATGGCCTCTTTGAGTGTATCGAAGGTGCCGAGATGGATTTTTTCGTATTCCACTCCGATATGGGCTTGGTAGCGTCCTTGCCTATTTATGGAGACCCCTCGCTCCCCGCTTTTTCCTTTCCAGCCGTAGCCGCTGGAGATGTTCTGCGCGTGCGTGGCGGCACGAAGGTTGCTGATCCGGTTGTTGGCAGGGTCACCGTCGATGTGGTCGATCTCGGCGGGTACGGGTTCGCCATGGACGAGCAGCCACGCCAAGCGATGGGCGCGGTACGTGGTGCCTTTGATCCCGATCATGATGTAGCCGTTGACGAGGCAGCCTGCGGTTTGCCCGGCGTAACAACAGCTAGTCCAGGTGTTGAAGGCCCGCTGGGTGGCAAACAGCTCTCGCGGGCGTGCTCTATGCGTGAAAACGCCAGTAGCTGCGTCGAAGGCGTAGAGCTGGTGAACCAGCTCGCGATCAGGCAATTTTCGGACAGCCATCGGACCTCCGCGAAAGGTTCGTGTGGTCAGGGCGCCCCGGCCGCTTCAACGGTTTGGGGCGTCCGCACTTTAGCGCATCCGCGCGATGGACGGAAGCATGATGGCTGACACCTACGATCTGACGGCCGATCCCGAATCCCTTGATGACGGCTATGACGACGAGGAAGGACCGTCCACCACCCTGAAAGGTGTGAAGGACGAAACGGGTCGTGACCACGCGGAGCTTACTGACCAAGAATTCGAAGACTGTGTCGAAGCCCTCGTCTCGGAAGCGGTCTCCTTCGCTGACGACGAAGTTAGACCAGAACAAGAGCGAGGAGCTAGATACTACCGAGGCGAATGTGACCTTACTAGTCAAAAGGGCCGTAGCAAAGCCGTCAATCGGGTCGTTTATGAAGTTGTATCTGGTATTATGCCAGATCTCATACGAATCTACACCACCGTTGACCGACCCGTCAGTTTCCTCGCCAAGACGCAAGACAAAGTCCCCTTAGCCGAGCAGCAGTCGGATTATGTCAGCTACGTGCTGGAGTGTAATAATTGGTTCAGCCTGCTGTATGACAACATCTGGAATGCCCTGACGACCAAGGTCGGGATTTTCAGGACTTACTGGAATACGGACAAGCAGGTCCGTTATGTCGACTTTACCAGGCTGACCGAGGAGGAGTACCTTGTGCTGTCGGCGTCGAAGAGCACGTTCATCGGCAAGGTGAAGGTGGTCGAGGAGGGGCAGGCCGACGGCAGCGTTCAAAAGTACTATTCCGGGACCGTGCGCAAGGAGAGCGGCAGCGGCCGGATCGCGGTGGAGAACATCGACCCGGCCGAGTGGATCGTGGACAGGCGTGCCACGGGGCCGGATGACGCGCTCATTCAGGGGATCGCCTCTTTCAGGACGGTCGATGATCTGGTGGCGGCTGGCTACGACCGGGACGAGCTTCTGGACATGGCCGAGGACAGTCCGTTCGGGGCGGATGCGAGCAAGAGCAAGCTACGCGAAGACCGGATGTTCAAGACCGACGAGCCCGTGCCGGTCGAGGGGCTCAAGTGGGTGGAGTACATCGATGTACTCGTTCGACTTGATCGGGATGGTGATGGCATACCTGAGCTTACTCGCTGTGTTCTGCTGGGCAGCGAGCATGAGCTGAAGACAACCGAGAAAGTAGATGCCAGCGATTATAGCTGGTGGAGCCCTATCCGTATCCCGCACAGTCCGATCGGCTTTGCCGTGGCCGATATCACCACGGACCTGCAGGACCAGGGGACGGCAGTGCTGCGGGGGCTGCTCGACAACATCTATCTGGCGAACACGCCCCGGCAGTGGGCGGTGCAGAACCAGATTAATCTCGACGATCTTTCGGACTTCCGTTTTGGCGCCACCATAAGGATGCGGCAGCCGGGGATGGCGGGCTATCTGGAGACGCCGCAGGTGGCGACGCAGAGCCTGGCCGGGATGGAGTATCTCGACAAGATAAAGGAGCGCCGTACGGGCTACTCCGACGCCGCCATGGGCATCGATCCCAAGGCGATGCAGTCGACCACTCTCATGGCGATCTCGAGCACCATCAGCGCTGCCAGGGCCAGGGTGGAGCTGATTGCCAGGATTTTCGGCGAGGTGGCGCTCACCCAGCTTTTCAAGAGGATCCTGCAGCTCAGCGTGAAGCATGACGATCGCAAAAAGATCGTGCGGCTGCGGGGCAATTTCGTCGAGGTGGACCCGGCGCTTTGGGATTTGGACCTCGATCTGACCGTAAACGTGGGCCTTGGAAGG